CGTAGCGAAGTCTCTGGAATTAATGTGCGATGCAGATATAGTAGTTTTTGCACAAGGCTATGAATATGCTAGAGGGTGTAATATTGAATATGAATGTGCTGTTAATTATGGACTGGCAGTAAAAATTTTATAAAAAATCGCCTTTTTAGAATTTGCAGGCGTAAAAGAACAAATCAGAAAAATAATCTCGTTGGCATACAACGTAAAAAATGAATAGGAGTGAGTAAATTATGAACAAAGAGGAATTGTTAAAATTAGGTCTGTCAGAAGAGCAGGCAGAAAAGGTGCTGTCAGCAAATGCGGAACAGTTGAAAGGATTTATCCCAAAATCAAGATTTGATGAAGTGAATAACACAAAAAAACAGCTGGAGAAGGATTTGAAGGACAGAGATGTGCAGCTTGAGAATTTAAAAAATAGTTCTGGCGATGTGGAAACAATGAAACAGACCATTGAGAATTTACAAAGAGACAATAAGGTTGCAAAAGATAATTTTGAAGCTGAACTTGCTAAATTTAAATTGGAAAGTGCGATTGACACAACTTTACTTGGATCAAATGTTATTAATACCAGAGCAGTTAAGGCTTTACTTGATATGGACAAAATTAAGTTGGACGGAGATGTTCTGATCGGGATTAATGAACAGATAGAGGCTTTGAAAAATGCTGAAGATAGTAAGATGTTATTTAAAGTCACAGAAACAAAACAAAAAGAACCTAACTTTTCAGGGGTCAAGCCTGGAGAAGGGAACACACAGAACAGTACTGGCGATAGTGCTGGAAAAATTAAGACTTATTCTGAAATGATGGCAGAACAAAATTAAAATTATAGGAGGATATATTTATGGCGAAAGCATTATTTGACGCGAAACATTTTAATGGTGAGGTATTTGGGAAATATGTTGATACCATACCAAAATTAAAAAGAAATGAATTATTAAAATCTGGTGCAGTAAGAAATGCACCGCAGTATGTGGATATGATGAGTGAACAAACAGGAGGATATTATGTAACAACCCCTTTATTTGGTAGAATTGGTGGAAAACCTAATAACTACGATGGTAAAACTGACATTGATTCAACATCAATGAATACTTTCTCTCATTCGAGAGTTGTTGTAGGTAGAGCAAAAGGATGGGTTGAGAAAGACTTCTCACATGATATAACAGGAGGAGTTAATTTCATGGATCAAGTAGGATTACAGGTATCGGAATATTGGGATGACATAAATCAGGATTTATTGTTATCAATTCTAAAAGGTGTATTTGCTATGACTGGGGCAGATAATGAAAAATTTGTTGATGGACATACTTATGATGTATCAAAAGAAACTGATGCAGCTAAGCAAGTATTTAATGTTACAACTTTAAACAATGCTTTACAAAAGGCTGTGGGGCAAAATAAAGCAAGATTTTCATTGGCAATAATGCACTCTCAAATAGCAACAAACTTGGAAAATTTAAAATTACTTGAATATTTAAAATATACGGATTCTGATGGAATAGAAAGAAATTTAACAATTGCAGCTTTAAATGGTAGATTGGTATTGGTAGATGATTCCATGCCTACTGAAGAAGTTCCAAAATCAGGAACAACTCCTGCATATACAAAATATACAACTTATGTTTTAGGAGAAGGTGCTTTTGAATTTACAAATCCTGGAGCAAAAGTTCCATTTGAAATGTTTAGAGACCCTAAAACAAATGGTGGACAAGACACTCTTTACTCAAGAGAAAGAATTTGTTATGCTCCATACGGAATTTCATTTACAAAATCAAGTATGGCTACATTGTCTCCGACTGATGCGGAATTGGAAATGGGTGTGAACTGGGAATTAGTAAATGATAATTCTACAGGAACAAAAACGTATATAGATCATAAGGCTATTCCTATTGCTAGAATAATTTCGAGAGGATAAAGTGGTATTTATGGAATACATCACAGATATTAAAGAAGATGTTAAAAATTATTTGAAGTCTTTAGATTATGAAATTGTGGATACTGATTTGTTTTTATTAGATAATGCTATCCAAACAGTAAAGTATTACATCTGTAATAAAACTAACCAAAAGAAAGTTCCCGAAGGATTAAAATATGTCTGGATAAATAGAAGTGCGGCAGAGTTTCTTGATTTCAAATTAAAATTAAATCAGCTTAATATACTAGGATTAAATTTTAACCGTATAGCGAAAGAGATAAGTGAAGGAAAAACTAAAGTAGTTTTCGATGATACTAAAAGCACAGGGGATAAATTTGAAGTATATTTAACGAATCTTTTAACTTATGGAGAAGAAGAAATACTAAGATTTAGGAGGCTGGTATGGTAAGTGATATTTTAAAAAGTGCAAAAGACGCAATAAAGTCTATGTGGAGTGGGCTATGCACGGTTTATAAAAATGAGAAATCTAAAAATAAGTATGGTATAGTGACTTCTGAAAAAATAGAAATATATAAAGATGAACCTTGTCATTTAAGTTTTGAAAATGTTAGCCAAGCAGATCAAACGGAATTAGGAGCGAATGTGTCTCAAGTTGTCACTCTTTTCATTTCCCCTGAAGTTTATATTCCTCCAGGGAGTATGATTGAAGTGACTCAAAACAATGTGACAAGAACATATAAACACAGTGGAATTTCTGCAATTTACACTAATCATCAGGAGATTATACTTGAATTAGAGCAGGAGAAAGCATAATGGCAAATTCAAAAATAAAAGTACAATTTGATGGTCTGAAAGAGTTTCAAAAAATAATTGAGGATATGGAAAAGGAAAAAGAGCAGTTGATGATTGATACTATAAAAGAATTAGCTGCGAGATTGTTACGTAAAGTAATTAAAAGAACTCCTGTAAGTTCTCCTAATTTTGGAGTTGCTACTTACAAGAGAAATAATAAGAAAAAAGGTATAAAAAAAGGCGATACTATCTATGATAAAAAGGGTAAAGCCAGAGTTTTGAAAACTAAGACCGTTTCATATAAAAAAGATGGTAAAACAATCTCTAAAACCTATGGCGGTCAAGGTGGAACTTTAAGAAGAAATTGGACTGTTTCCGATGTGAGAAAAAATGGTGGTAATTATGAAATAGAAGTTTCCAACTCTACAGAATACGCAAGCTATGTTGAATTTGGACATAGACAAACTCCAGGAAGATTTGTTCCTGCTATTGGGAAGAGATTAAAAAAGTCTTGGGTAAAAGGTAAGTTTATGCTTACTATTTCTGAAGATGAATTAAAAAGGCAAGCTCCGGCTGTTATTGAGAAGAAGATTACCGAATGGCTTAAAAAGTTAGGAGGATAGATGTTAAATGAAATTGTAAATGGAATCGGATTAAAACTTTCAAAAAGTTTTAATGGAATAGATATTCACAAAGAAGAACTTGAGCAAGGTTTTGAAGAACCTTGCTTTTTTATCGACTTATTGAATCCTAGCGAAAAGCAGATTATTGGAAATAGATATTTGAGAAGTTATCTGTTCGATATTGCATATTTTCCTAAGAAAAAAAGTTCAGAAGAAATATTCGAGGTGTTAGATAAACTTTATTCGGTGCTTGAGTATATTGAACTTGATGATGGTACGCTTATTCGAGGAATTGAAAGAAGTTCTAGGGAAGAAGATAGAATATTACATTTTTTTATTACTTATGAGATGTTTATTTATAAATTAGATGAGGGAAAACCTAAGATGAAAAAACTAGATGTAAATAATGGATTGAAGGAGGATTAATATGGCAGATATTAATAGTGCTGAAAATAAGATACAGATAAAAAAAGGAAATGTTGAAAATAAATCAGATGAAACTAAATTTGCAAAAAGTCAGATTATAGGATCTGATAAATACAAAAACAGAGCAGATTTATTAAACGTTTTACTAAAAGATGATAAAGAATATACTTTATCAGAAATTGAGAAAAAAATAGAAGATTTTTTAGGTAGGGAGGTTAAATAATGGCTTATGGTGGAGGTACTTGGCTAGTACAAAATAAAGCTTTACCAGGTACATATATTAATTTTGTAAGTAAGGAAAGAGCTGAACTTGTATTTTCGGATAGAGGATATGCTGCGATTGGAGTTGAACTTGATTGGGGGATTGATGAAGAAATATTCAAAGTAGAAAATGGAGATTTTATTGAAAATTCTACTAAGTATTTTGGCCATTCCTATGACAGTGATAAATTAAAGGGATTAAGAGATTTCTTTAAATATACTCAAACTGGATATATTTATAAATTAAATACAGGTGGAGCTAAAGCAACAAATGCTTTTGGTAGTGCAAAATATACAGGGGAGAGAGGAAATGATATAAAGATATCAATCCAAGCAAATGTTGATAATACATCGCTTTTTGATGTTACTACTTTTGTTGATTCAGAAAAAGTAGATGTTCAGACTGTAGCTGCTGCCCAAGATTTGAAAACAAATGACTTTGTAATTTTTAAATCGGATGCAACACTTGCTGTAACGGCGGGAACACCTATGACAGGTGGGACAAATGGGACTGTGACAGGTGCATCGCATCAAAAATTTTTGGATAAAATCGACAAATATTTTATCAATGTTTTAGTTTGTACTTCAAACGAGAAAACTATAAAAGACTTGTATGTACAGTACACGAAGAGAATGAGGGACAAAGTTGGTGCTAAATTTGTATGTGTTGTTTATCGTGCTACTGATCCAGATTATGAAGGTGTGATTAACGTTAAAACTAAAACATTGGATTCTGATTTCCCTGAAAATTCAGTAGTTTACTGGGTTGGTGGAGCAGAAGCGTATTGTGCTGTTAATAGAAGTTTGACAAATCAAAAATATAATGGTGATTTTAAACTTGAAGTGGAAGAAACACAAACAGAATTAGAATTAGCTGTAAAAGCAGGATATTTCATATTCCATAAAACAGGAGATGAAATAAGAGTTCTGAAAGATATTAATTCGTTTGTTTCATTCATAAAAAGAAAAAATGTAGACTTCTCATTTGCTCAAGTGATGAGAACCTTAGACCAAATTGCTACTGATGTTGCAACAATTTTTAATAAAACTTATTTGGGTTCATCTAACAATACTGAATATGATAGGAATGATTTGAAACGTGATATTTCAAAACATCATGAAACATTGGAAGATTTGAGAGCAATAAAAGATTTCAATGAAGAAACAGATATCACAGTAGTTGAGGGCGAAACTAAGGAAAGTGTACTAGTTACAACTAATATAAAACCTGTTGTAGCTATGGAAAAACTTTATATGAATGTAATCGTACAATAAAAGATAAAGGAGTGTGGGAATAAATGGCTGATACAGCAATAATGAAAGGTAAGGACGCTATATCTGGAAGTCTTGCTAAGTGTTTTGTTACTATCGGGAACAAAAGATATAATTTTATGCAAGCTATAAATGTAAAAGCAGAGATGGAAAAAAATAAAGTTGAAGTTCCAATCCTAGGTAAAACTGGGAAAGGAAATAAAGCAGCTGGATGGAAAGGAACTGGGAGTGCTACTTTTCATTTCAATACATCTATATTTAGAGAAATATTGCAGGAGTATACAAGAACTGGTAAAGACTTGTATTTTGATATGCAAATTGTAAATGAAGACCCGACAGCAAGTGTGGATAAACAGACAATAATGTTGATTGACTGTAATTTAGATGGTGGAATTATTGCACAGTTTGATGCAGATGCCGACTATTTGGAAGATGAATTCGATTTCACATTTGAAGATTGGAAACTTATGGATAAATTTAAGGCACTTGATGGAATGAATATATAGGGAGTTTTTGACTCCCTTTTAAAACAATTTAGGAGGATATTTAACAATGAAAGATTTAAAATTTTTTTTAAAACAGAATACAATACCTGTGGAAAATCAGGAAGTGGAAATTTCAAAAAGATTCAAGGATGATCAAGGAAATTTTGTAAAATTTGAGATAAAACCTATTTCAAATGAAATGGATGATATTTTAAGAAAACAAAATACAAGACAAGTTAAAAAAGCTAAAGGTGTATTTGTGCCAGAAACAGATACCCAAGGATACTATATGGATTTAGTTTTGAAATCATTAGTTTATCCTGATTTAAACGATAAAGAATTACAAGATTCTTGGGGAGTAATGGATTCAAAAGAATTAATAAATGCAATGCTACTTCCAGGAGAATACTCGTCATTGCTTCAAGAAGTTCAAAAAATAAATGGTTGGGATATTAATATAGAGGACATTAAAGAAGAAGCAAAAAACTAATTGAGGCAAATGTGGCGGAGTATAACTACGCTTACTATTGCCTTCATAAACTTAAAATACGGCCAAGTGAATTTGCAGAAATGGATATTTATGAAAAAGGATTCATTATGGCCTGTATTGATTTAAAACTAAAAAGAGAAAAAGAAGCAGAAAAGGAATCTAAGAGAAAAGCTGGTCGCAGAAGACGTTAGGAGGTGAGGAATATGGCTACAATACAAAACAGTATAATCTTAAATGATAGAATGACACAGACATTTACAGCAATAAATAATGCAATAAGTGCAACAGTAAATAGTTTATCCAGTCTTGATGGAAAATCTATGAACATTAATACTGCTAATTTGACAACAGCAAGGCAACAATTAGCATTGGCTGATAACGAACTCCAGAAAATGAAAGGTGACAGTAAAGGGGTAAATGATAACCTGAGTAAGACACCAGGTATTGTTGATACAATAAAGAAGAAAATGATGCAGGTAGGTGCGGCAATAGCAGGTATTATGGGTGCAAAACAATTATTGGAAGCATCTGATCAAAATGCACAGATAACGGCTAGATTAAATCTAGTAACAGATGCACCTGAGCAATTAAAAAAACAGATTTATCAATCAGCAAATGACGCAAAAGTTGCTTATACAGATAGCATGAATCAAGTAGCAAAACTAGGTTTACTTGCAAAAGATGCTTTTAACAATACTAATGAAATTGTTCAGTTCACAAATCTTATGCAAAAAGCATTCAAGGTATCAGGAGCAGATGCAGTAGAAGCAACAAGTGCGATGTATCAACTTACCCAAGCTATGGCAGCTGGAAAACTTCAGGGAGATGAATTTCGTTCTGTAATGGAAAATGCTCCAATGGTGGCTCAAGCTATAGCTAAATATATGGATGTGTCAGTTGGTGAATTGAAAGAATTAGGAGCAAAAGGAAAAATAACGGCAGATATAATAAAAAATGCTTTGTTTAGTGCTGGAGATGATATAAATGCCAAGTTTAAAACTTTACCTCTCACATGGTCCGATATTTGGACTCAAGCTAAAAACTTTGCATTGCGGGAGATGGAAGGCATACTTAAAAAGATAAATCAATTAGCCAACTCCCAAGCCTTTCAATCCTTTATAACTAATCTAAAAATTGGATTTATTGGATTAAAAGCAGTAGTGAATAGGGTTGTAGATGGAATTGCTATGGCTGGGAAATTTATAGCAGATAATTGGTTAGTAATAAGTCCAATAATTTACGGTGTGGCGGCAGCGGTATTATGGTATGGTCTAGTTCAAGGTATTGCTGCAATGGCTTCAGTATGGTCTACGATAACCACAATAGCTCATTGTGTTGCTTTAGCGTGGCAGATAGCAACAGAGTATGCCGCAATTGTTGCAACTGAAGGACTAGCTGCGGCACAAACGACACTTAATTCAGCAGTATGGGCATTTCCTGGAACATGGATTGCTGCAATCATAATCGGACTTATAGTAATTATTATATGGGCGACAATTGCTATAGTACAATGGGCAACGGGAACTCAAAGTGCTTTGGAAACTATAGGTGGAATGTGGTATTGGTTATGCGCAGTAGTTGTAGATGTATTCATCATAATTTGGGATGTAATTGTTGTGTTTGTAATGGGGGTTTCGATTGCAATTATAGGATTAGGGACTTTGATTACTAATGTATTTATAGGAATTTGGAATGTGGGAGTATGGTTAGTTAATGTACTTGTTGAAGCGTGGTATTGGTTAGTCAATAATGCTGCAATGGCATGGGCTTGGATGCAGGTTGTAATAAGTAATATTCTTAAAGCTATATACAATTTTTTTGTAGGAATAGCAAATGGTTTCATAGATGGTTATAATGCAATAGGAAGAGCCGCAGTAACAGTTGCAAACGGATTTCATAACGCTTTTGCTAATGCTATAAACTCACTTGCAAAAATGGTTGAAGATTTTGTTAATGGATTTTTAAGAGGGTTAAATGAAATTGGTAAAGTAGTTGATTCTGTTATAGGTACACACTTTTCAAATGGGGGAGCTCTCAGTATAAGTTTAGGTAGAATGGGTGGTGGAAATGCTTCGTTTACTCCAGCTCAACATTTACAAGCTAAATCTTATGGCAATCCAAATGCTGTAAATATACCTAAAAAACAAGCTCCTAAATTTAGTTCAGCAGGTTATGTGGATTCTTCAGGTTTGATGAAAGATGTAGGAAAGGTAGCAGAAAAAGCTGCAATTACTAAATTACATAATCCAAATACAAATTTTGACAAAGGAAAAAGTGATGTTAGAAATGGAATTAAAGGATTAACTGATGGACTTAATCAAGCAAAGGATAGTCTAACAGATATTGGAAAAGACAAACCTATGCCAGATAAAGGCAAAGGTGGTGACAAGGGTAAAGGCGGCAAAGGTGGCGGTGGCAAAGATAAAGGAGACAAAGGTGGTGGAGGAAAAGATAAAAAAGATCCACACAGTAAGAGAACCGCAGATAATACAGGGAAAATGGCAGATAAAATGACAGATATGGATGAAGATATGAAATATCTGAGAGATGTTGCCGAAAAAGAATATGTAAATAAATTTACAACTGCTGAGATAAAAATAGATATGACAAATTACAATGATATTTCAAAAGAAGCAGATGCGGATGATTTTATAGACGCTCTTGGAGAAAGATTAGCAGAACACGTTTATACCGCAGCAGAAGGGGTGCATAACGATTAATGAGAACACAAGGTTATATATTTTATATTGATAGGGTGCTTTTACCTGTAGCACCTTCCTCTGTTACTATTACACATAAAAACATGAATAATGTTATAAATTTAATAAATGATGCAGAATTTAATATGTTAAAACAGGAGGGTTTGCAAGAAATAAGTTTTAAATTCATGCTTCCATCTCAACGTTATCCATTTGCTAGATATTTAGGGTTCTATCAAAGACCAAACTATTATCTAAATAAATTGAAAAACTTAAAGAAAAGGGCAAAACCATTCCAACTAATAATAATTAGGAATTATCCAAATTCTGGTCGTGCTTATTTTAGCACTAATCTTAAGGTATCAATTGAAGATTTTAGTGTAGAAGAAGATGCTGGGGAAGGAATGGATGTTTATGTGGATATTAAATTTAAAGAATTTATTGACCCTAGACCAAAACAATATATAAAAAATGCTGATGGAACTATGAGTATTCAAAATCAAAGATGGACAGATAAAGTGGAAAGTAGAATAAAGGAAATGAAATATGGTGACAAGATATGGCAAATTATTAGGAATGAAACTGGTGGTCTTGATCAGCTTCAAACTGTTATTGAAGTAAATGGGATTTCGTCTCTTACAGGTTTTGTATCAGATAAATTAAGGTTGTGGTAAAAATGCTTGAAAATATATCGCAAAAAATAAAATCTTTTATGTCAAAACCAAATGAGGAAAGTTATGAAATGAAAAAGGATATTGAACTGGTAATTGCAAGTCAGAGTACTAAAACTATAGTTTCGCCTCTAGTTACAAACAGTATAGAATTAACTTTAGAAAGAAAAGCAAGTCCAGGAAAATTAACATTCAAGATGATTTTTGATGAGAAAGTTCAAGAAGGTGATCAGGTAAGTTTAAAATATCGTGGACAAAATGTATTTTTAGGATATGTATTTGCTCGAAAACTTGGTAAAGATAACATTGTGTCGATTACAGCTTATGATCAATTAAGATATTTAAAAAGTAAGGCTTATTACGTTTTTAAAGGTAAAAAAGCAAGTGAAATTATTAAAATGATTGCGGAAGATTTTAAACTCACAATCGGAGAAATAGAAGATACTGGACATGTATTCGAGAAAAGGCGTGAAGATGGAACAACTTTAATTGACATGATTCAAGGAGCTTTAAGTGATACATTAAGATTTACTGAGAAAAGATATGTAATTTATGATGATTACGGAAAATTAACCTTAAAAGAGACTGAAACTTTAAAAATAAAAGATTTGATATTTGATAATACTTCTGGAAAGGATTTTGACTTTGAAAGTAGTATAGACAAAGAAACGTACAACCAAGTTGTACTTGACTATGTAAATGATAAGGAGAAAAAACTTGAGAAATATCAAGTATTTGATAGTGAAAATATCACTAAATGGGGACTTTTGCAATATTTTGAAAAAGTAAACAGAAGTAATGCGACAGAAGCTGAAAGAAGAGAACGTGCTAATAAGATGCTCAAATATTATAATCAAAGAACAAAAACTTTAAAACTTAAAGGAATATTTGGAGATGTTAGAATTCGTGGTGGTTCTTCTTTTGTCGTTTACATGGATGTTGCTGAATTTAAACTTGCAAATTATATGCTAGTTGATAAAGTTACACATAAATTTGGGTTCAAGGAATATTTTATGGATTTGGATCTTGAAGGAACTATAGGTAAGGAGGAAGGACACGATGGCGAAACTAGAACGAGCACTCAAACAGATGATAAATAATGCTGTTGAGTATAATAAACCTTCTGAAATTTATGCAGGGAAAGTAGAAAGTACATCCCCTCTTACTATAAGACTCAATGTAAACGTACCTGCTTTAGAGGAAGATGAACTTATTTTGACACATTTGGTAAAAGATTATGAAGTAGACACCACTGTAGGACATTCAACAGAGGAAACAGAAGTTGTCGAGGGTGCGGTGACTGACATAAAAAAACATAAACATGAATATAAAGGACGAAAGAAAATAACAATTCATAATGGATTAAAAATCGGAGAAGGTGTTTTGCTAATAAGACAACAAGGGGGGCAAAAATTTATTGTTCTTGACAGAATTGATGACCCACAAACAGAAGGTGAGTGGTTATGATACCAAAGATTGAAATAAGCGCAGATGTAACAATAAGAGAACAGCCTACAAAAACATACAAGATGGAACTTTACAAGGGAAATTATATTCTGGGATTTGTAGACAGTCAAAAAGCAATGGAACAAGCAATATATAAAATAATACGTACAGAACGGTATAAATATATAATATATTCTTGGAATTATGGAATTGAGCTTGAAGATTTGTTTGGAATGCCTGTCGAATATTGTATTGTTGAACTCGAACGTAGAATATCAGAAGCATTGCTTCAGGATAATAGAATAACAGCGGTACATAGTTTTGAATTTGATACCGAAAATGAAAGAGGAACAGTACTTATAAAAAAATTTGTTGCCGAAACATTATTTGGAAAAATTCAAATCGATAATGGATTATCGGTAGCGATAATTTAAGGAAGGAGGTTGTTATGTTTGAAGTGATAACCTATGAAAAAATAATGGAAAGAATGCTTGCAAGAATCCCTAACAACTTGGATAAGAGAGAAGCTTCTGTAATATGGGATGCTTTAGCTCCCGCTGCAATGGAACTAGAAAGTATGTATTTCGTGCTCCAAGATTTTATTAAGGAAACATTTGGAGATACCGCAAGTAGAGAAAATTTAATACGTAGAGCTTCAGAACGTGGAATATCTCCATATAAAGCGAGTAAAGCTGTGTTAAAAGGTGTTTTTGATATTGAAGTTCCATTGGGAAGTCGTTTCAGTTTGGAAGATTTGAATTATATAGTAATAAAATTCATTCAACACAATACAACTACAAATCTTTATGAATACGAACTAAAATGTGAAAATTCAGGAAGAATAGGAAATGAAAAAACAGGGAAAATAATTCCTATTGATTACGTAAATGGGTTAGGACGTGCTGAAATAATAGAACTCTTAATTCCAGGTCGTGATGAAGAAGAAACGGAAGCGCTAAGAAAGAGATATTTTGATAGTTTTAATATGAAAGCTTATGGTGGCAACATTTCTGATTATAAGTTAAAGGTACATGAAATAGAAGGTGTAGGGGCTGTTAAGGTAACCCCAGTATGGAAGGGTGGTGGAACTGTCCTATTAACTATACTGGATAGCGATTTTAGCCAGGCAAGTACAACTCTGATTAAAAAAGTACAGGATATTATAGATCCAACAAAAGATGCACAAGGTCTAGGTGTTGCTCCAATAGGACATATTGTTACAGTTCAAGGTACAACTAATGTACCAGTGAATATTGCAACAACTATTTCTTTTGAACCAAACTATACGTGGTCACTTGTGAAGTTAAAAGTTGAAGAGATTGTTAAAAAGTATTTATTAGAGCTTAGAAAAACCTGGGCTTTGAAAAATGAAATAACAAGCAATAATTTAGTTGTGAGAATTTCAAGACTTGAGGCTAGAATACTTGACGTGAATGGTATTTTGGATATTCAGAATACAACTTTAAATGGAAGTCCCAATAATTTACAACTTACAGAATATGAGATTCCGACATTTGGAGGTATATCTGTATGAAATTTTTAGAAATGATAAATGTAAATTTATTGGAATATTTACCTGATTTTATGCAGGAATATAGAGAAATTAGACAAATAATGAAAAGTGAAGAACCTGAATTTAAAACTTTGTGGGATTTATTTAAAAAAGTATTTAACAACCAGTTTATACAATATTGTGATGAGGATGGAATAAGTAAATTTGAAGAAATGTTAAATTTACATAGGTATGAAAACGATACATTGGAAATTAGAATTTTCAGAGTATTAACATACTGGAACGATCAAATTCCATACACCTGGAAAGTTTTAACTCAGAGATTGAACCAACTATGCGGAGTAGGAAATTATGAATTAAAGCCTAATTTTAATAATTATGAACTAGGGATAACAACTAAATTTGATGATTCTAGGAAATATGATGAATTAAATAATATGCTAAAAATGATATTACCAGCAAATTTAGGATTTAAGAGTATCAACATACTTACTCCTAAATCTAAAAATAAAATTTATGTATCAAATGGGATAATAAGTTATACGAGATACGAAATAATTGCAAAACTTCCGAATGTAGTATTTAGTATACACGCAACTGTAGGATTTATGCATGGTAAAAAATATATTATAGGAGGGTAAAAAATGGCAATATTTAAAGATACTACGATAACAGATAATGGAAGAGCATTGATAGCCGATACTTTGGCAAATAACAAACAGATAATTTTTACAAGGATGATTACATCAAGTAAAATCTATGAAGATTCAACCGATGTATCAAAATTAACAAATATAGATGAGATAAAGCAAACGGTAAGTATGTCTAAAATAAGTCAAGAAGGAACAAGAGTAAGATTAAATGCAGTGTTTACAAATTCAACAGTAAATACAAGTTATAAAATACAAACCATAGGACTCTATGCGAAAACCGGAACTGGAAATGAAATACTGTACAGTATAACTAGAGCGAAAGAACCAGATGTAATGCCTGCAACAAATGGAACAAATTTAGCAACAGTAGAAATTGACTTGATAACAGAAATTAATAATTCTAACGGAGCAACAATACTTATGAATCCATCTACTTTAGTAACTACTTCGAATTTGGTTGCTGAATTAGAAAAAATAGCAGGACTAGAATTTGGTGGAAATATACAGGACATTGGGAATAAAACAAAAGGCAAATTTTATTATGACAGCGTTACAAAATTTTATTACGAATGCATAGAAGACAACAATCTGACATACAACGATAGTGGGAAATTTAGAGCAATAAGTAATAAGCCAATTTCGGATAAAGTGGAAAAATTATTTAAAAATGCGAACGGGGGATTTAATTTTGCTAATTTGATTTTTAAATCTGGAAACGGAAGATATCAAAAATCAGATTTGGAAAGAGGCACAAGAATGTTGTTTGGAACTCCTTTTGACAACAGCTGCCTTTTTGTAGTTGCACAAGATAACAACGTAGGTGCTCACTCTGTTGCTGTTTTGAGCTTTGACAGAGAAGGTTTTAAAGTTATAGGAAGAGATAACAGTTCACAATTAGCCGACACTGACGTAAATTGGTTTGCGGTGGGATATTAGTGCAAATTCATAAATTAGTACAGAATAAAAATTAAAAAAACAAAGAAATGGAGTGATAAAAATGACAGTAGTTTACATTTATTTAATCGCAACAATGGAGTGCATAGCACGACCAACAATCACAACGATAGAGGAATTTAAAGAAAAGCCAAATCTGTTTTACCCGGACTGGAATGATAAAACAATGAAGTGGTCTGAAGTATTATTAAACAATCCAACTGTCGATTCAAAAAACAACAAGCTTAGAGAAATGACTGAAATTGAAAAAGTAAAAAGTGGAAAAACAACTTTATCAGACGGAAGTTATTTGGATGAGGTCAATGAAACAATTGTTACGATTGCAAAACCAAATGATTGGAGTGTGTGGGATAAAGATTCTCACGCTTGGAAAGTTGATAACAATTTGCTAAATAAAAAGTTAAAAGAATTAAGAACAAAAGCGTCAAAAGATTTAGTTGAAGCTAAATTAAACTTTTTAAATCAAGCACTTGAAATTGAAAAAGCTGGTAAAAAATACACTTTCGAGAACAATGAAGAAAATAGAAATAGATTAGCATTAAAATTTTCGTTGATGTCATTGTTAGAACAAGATAAGATTGAAAAAGTAAAAGTTTTAAATGACAAGGGTTTAGTTGAGTTTATAGAGCTAAACAAAACTGAATTAAAAGCTCTAGCGACAAAAATACAAGACATAATTGAAGTTGCAGACATGGGAGAACAAATGGCGGTTGTTGGAATCAGTAGATACACTATTGATCAGATGTTAGAACTAAATGTTAATGATTTTTTTCAAAATTAATAAAAGGAAGTGATGTAGATGGATAGATTTGAAAAAATATTTGATTATTTGCTAAAAGTTGAAGGTGGATACTCAAATGATAAATATGACGCTGGGGGAAAAACGAAATACGGTATCATAGAATCAGAGGCTAGGAAATACGGCTATAAAGGTCATATGAGAGATATGCCGCTTGATATAGCAAGAGATATTTATAATAAAAAATATTATCACAAAAACGGACTTGATACTTTAAAGTCTGACAAGATAGCATTATCAGTATGTGATTTCGTAGTGAATGCTGGAGCTTGGGGAGTTAAGAAGGCACAGGCTGCACTGAATGAACTGGGATTTGATTTGAGAGTGGACGGAATTTTAGGAGAAAAAAGTTTAGCAGCATTGAATGAAGCAGATGAGTCTAAGTTTTTAGAAAAATATCACGACTTGCAGAGAAGATATTATAGAGTATTAGCTGCAAATAAGCCGTCACAGAAAAAATTTCTGACAGGCTGGCTTAATAGAGTGGATAGAAAAGAAAATTATTTAAAGGAGATGTTTTAAATGAAAAAAGTGATTTTAAATGTAGGGCATGGCGGAGTGAAAAGAGATCCTGGAGCATGTGGAAATGGATTTGAGGAACATGCTTGGAATAAAGATTTTGTGGAAAATTATGTTAAAAAAGAATGTGAAGCTCAAGAAGTTCCTTACGTGATAATTTATCAAGACTATTATTCTAAATTGCCAGATAAAATTAATAATTTAGCAAATAAAGGTGATGTAACATTATCATTTCATCTTAATGCGGCAGATGAAACAGCACATGGAGCAGAGATGCTTTATTGGCATAGTTCAAAGAAAAGTAAGGAACTTGCGGAATTTTTACAGGAAGCTAACATTGAAGCGACACATTTGAAAGATAGAAAAATCTTGCCTCGTGATTATGCAGACAGAGGGGCAACTCTTTTGAGAAAAACTTCAACGCCTTGTGTCATAGTTGAAAGCGGATTCATAACAAATTCAGAAGATATGAAAGTGTTAGAAGCAACAAAAAAGGAACTGGCAAAATATTACGTAGCAGCAGTAAAGAATTATTGGAAGAATAACTAAAAATTGGGCTGATACAAGCTGAAATTGAACGTTAAAAATAACTTTGGTAAAATAGGTTGCCTAGTGAGTTAAAATTGATTGTAGGACTTGCTAGGCGGTTTAGAATTGATTTTAAGAAAAATAACAAAATAGGAGTGATAAAAAATGGATAAATTAGCAGCAAAAATATATTTGACAGGTAAAATTTTAGAATTAGGAAAGACTTTAATCTATAAAACAGAAATAGCTGCAAAAGGAAAAGCTGGAGCAGAAAAATTTAAGCAGGTGTATGAAGGCTTCTGGGATAAGCTGGAAGATCTTTTGGAAAAAGAAAAATCAATTGACAGAAAATGGATTCCTGACTTTGCAGAAGAAATTGGCGAAGAAGTTCTGACAGAAGTTTTAAAGGAAGCTAGAAAAACATTTGACTTAAAAGTTATACTGCAACAAATTTTTGATGAGGAAAAAGCAGGGAACAAAAACATATTATAGGAGCATAAATGATTGAAGACTTAAAAATAATAATTGACAATCACGGGCTTTTCTTGATCTTATTTTTTAGCGGAGTATTATTTGGTGTAGTGGCTCAAAAAATGGTTGACAACAAGCCTGTCAAGCCGTATATGAAAAGGATAGCGGTTGCTGGAATGACTATGTCTATAACATTATCTTTAAATAAAATAATTGGGCATTTGTCGGCAGAATATCTATATCCGTGGAGTCCAGTTATTGGATTTTTTGGAGAAGCAATTCTGGAAACAATAAATCAAAAGAGATATGGAATCAGCACAGGATTTTTGGAGCTGTTGCTTGAAAGGCTGGGATTTGTCAAAAAGGATAAGGGTGATGATGATGGAAAAACATCGCAGAAGTAGAAAACTGGCATTTTTAATGTTAGCACTTATATTTTTAAATTCAGTTCTAACATTGAAGTTAAGAAGCTATCAAAGACGGCAAAATTTAGATTTATTAAGAAGCAGATTAAGAAACGAGAGCAATAGAGAGATTTTTGACAGCATAGAAAAGAAGTCGAAGACAGAGGATATGCTGCTATTAATCGGAACAAATATAGTGGCATTAATAATTATAGCTGGATTTGACAGGCAAAGAATAATTGATGAGAATAAAGATAAAGAAAGAGCTGTCAAAGTGTTTGGGAGATAGTCAGAAATGGCTATCTTTTTTTGTGGAATGAAAAAGTTACGATATTTTAAAAATAAAATGAAAAAACACAAAAATATTTGATATTTTT